GACACCACGCTTCCGCTGCTCACCGCGAGCGGCGCTGGTACGAAAGCGCGCAAGGGCAGTGGCGATGTTGCTCTCCCGCTGCTCACGGCGAGCGGCGCAGGCAAGAAAACTCGCAGCGGATCGGGCACAGCCGATCTGCCGCTGCTGACCGCGGACGGCTCGGCCAAGCGCGCCCTCCTGGGCAGCGGCGACACCGACTTGCCACTGCCGATTGCGAGCGGCACCGGAACGGTCGGCACCGATGTCGTCTACTCGGGCAGCGGCGCGACCGATCTGCCACTGCTCACGGCGAGTGGCGCTGGAAAGCGCGCCCTTTTGGGCAGCGGCGCGGACACGCTGCCACTGCTGACGGCTGCCGGCAGTGGCACAAAGGCAAGAAAGGGCAGCGGCGCAGACACTCTGCCGTTGCTAACGGCAAGCGGAACCGGGACGAAGGCGAGGAAGGGCAGCGGGGCCGTCACGCTGCCACTGCTGACAGCAAGCGGAACCGGGACGTGGGCTCGCACCGGCAGTGGTACACCGAGCTTACCCTTGCTCACGGCAAGCGGCACTGGGCAGACGTCCGAAGCTGGCGTCTGGTCGGGTAGTGGTGCCGCGACCTTGCCGATGCTGACGAGTTCTGGCGTGGGATTCGGTCCCTATAGCGCCGGGGGCGGCGGGCGCCGGAATTGGCGCGGGTTTATGGAAAGTACGTTCAGGTAGCAAGAGACAAAATGACCACAGCGACCACCTCTCTGTTGTCCTTGAACCGCGGGATCATGTCGCGGCTGGGCGTGGCGCGTGTGGATTTGAAGCGCACGGGCCTCGCGGCCGAGCAGCAAACCAACTGGATGCCGCGCGTCCTGGGGTCGATGTCGCTGCGCCCCGGGTTTGAGTACCTCGGTACGACCTATAACAACGCTGTCGCACGCAACATCCCGTTCGTGTACGCGGCGGACGACTGCGCGCGCATCGAACTGACCGACTCGCTTATGCGGGTGTGGGTCGACGATGCTCTGGTGTCTCGCACCTCGGTATCCACGGCGATCGCCAATGGTACGTTCGACACGGACCTCGCGAGTTGGACCGACGCCGACGAGTCCGGTGCAACGTCGGAGTGGGTGGCCGGCGGCTACATGTCGCTTGCCGGCACGAACAACAACTACGCAATCCGGCGTCAGGAAGTGACGGTCGCGGCCGCCGATCGCAGCAAGGAACACGCACTGCGCATCGTGGTCGCGCGCGGGCCGGTGATGTTCCGATGCGGATCGACGGCCGGCGGTGATGAGTACCTCAACGAGCGCACGCTGCGTACCGGGACACACTCGCTCACGTTTACGCCGACCGGCAACTTCCATCTGCAGTTCTCGAACTTGTACAAAAACGCGGTGCTGGTGGACTCGGTGGCCGTAGAAAGCAGCGGCACGTTCACGCTACCGATCCCGTGGGCGGCGTCTGAATTGCCGAAGCTGCGCTATACGCAATCGGCCGACGTGCTGTTCGTGGCCTGCGCCGGCAAGCAGCAGTACCGCATCGAGCGTTGGTCGACGACTGGTTGGTCGATCGTGAAGTACGAACCGACTGACGGCCCATTTCGTCTCATCAACACAAGCCCGATCACGCTCACGCCGAGCGCGATCGATGGTGAGATCACGCTCACGGCCAGCAAGCCTTTGTTCAAGTCGACGCATGTGGGTGCGTTGTTCCGCCACACCTCTAGCGGCCAGTATGTGGAGGCTGACGTCTCTGGACCGGATCAGTGGACAGACCCGATTCTGGTCAACGGCGTGGGCGGCGAGCGGCGTTTCGCAGTGCTGGTCGAAGGAACATGGTCGGGCACGGTGCGGTTGCAGTACTCGGTTGCCGAGCCTGGCTCGTGGGTCGACGTCCAGTCATATACGCAGAATGTGTCGTTCTCTAACAGTGACGACCTCGACGGCCAGATCATCTATTACCGTATCGGAATAAAAGGTGGCGAGTACACCAGCGGAACGGCCGAAGTGTCCTTGTACATTTCGTCTGGCTCGTCCACCGGCACTATGCGCATTACAGGCGTGACGAATTCAACCACCGCGTCGGCGACCGTGGTCGACACGCTCGGCGGCGCGACCGCGAGTACGGACTGGTGGGAGGGTGCATGGTCGGATTTCCGCGGCTGGCCGTCCGCGGTGGGTTTGTATGAAGGGCGCTTGTGGTGGGTCGGCAAGTCGAACATCTGGGGCTCGGTGTCTGACGCTTACGAGAGTTTCGACGACGAAATCGAAGGTGATTCCGGGCCGATCGACCGCACCATCGGCGAGGGGCCGGTCGACGTGATCAACTGGTTGCTGCCTATGCAGCAGATGGTGATTGGTACCGACAGTGCTGAACTCGTGGTGCGTTCGAGCGCGCTCGACGAGCCGCTTACTCCAACGGCCTTTACGATCAAGCCCGTGACCACGCAGGGATCAAAGAAGATCGCCGCGGCGCGCGTCGACGAGATGGGGTTCTTCGTGCAGCGTTCAGGGCAGAAGGTCTACATGCTCTCGACTGGTGAGGGCGCGTCGCTCGGCAGCGAAGACGTCACCCAGTTGGTCCCCGACCTCAACGAGGGCGGCATCAACTTCATCGCCGTGCAGCGCCAGCCCGACACTCGCCTGCACTGCGTACGCGCGGACGGGAAGGTGTCTGTGATGGTGTTCGACAAGGTTGAGACTGTCATGGGTTGGTGTTTGGTCGAGACTGACGGCGTGGTCGAAGATATTTGCGTCCTGCCTGGCGAGGGCGAGGACGCGGTGTACTACATCGTGCGTCGCACCATCAATGGTGCCACGGTGCGCTATCACGAGAAGTGGGCGAAGGAATCCGAGTGTCGTGGCGGCACGGTCAACAAGCAGGCGGACGCGTTCTATTACTACGACGACGGCATTCTGACCGCGACGATCACAGGACTGAGCCATCTCGAGGGCAAGGAAGTCGTGGTCTGGGGGGCCGGCAAGGATCTCGGCACGTATACGGTGTCGGGCGGTCAGATCACGCTGTCGGAGGCCGTCAGCAGCGCGATCGTGGGCCTCGGCTACACGGCCGACTACCAGTCGATGAAGCAGGGCTTGAGCGAAGCGCTCGCCCTGCCGCTCAACCAGACGAAGCGGATTTCGGAAGTCGGCCTCGTGCTGGCCGACACGCATTACCAGGGTCTCGAGTTCGGTCAGGACTTCGACACGCTCGAACCGCTGCCGCTGATGGAAGACGAGACTGTGACGCCCGACGACACCGTCTGGGAAGCCTACGACAAGGGGTTCCTCGACTTCGTGGGCGACTGGACCACGGACGCACGGATATGTCTGAGAGCCCGCGCGCCGCGCCCCTGCACGGTGCTGGCGGTGCAGGCGGTCGTGACGACCAACGGGTGATCTCGGCCGCGCCGGCGACCGACGCCGACCTCGTGAGGTTCTACGGCACCCGCCCACCCTGCACGGTGCGGGCGATGGCGGTACGGGCCGGTGATGAAATTTTCGGCGTGGTCGGGCTTGCGCGGCTCGACAATGCCTGGTTGTTCTTTTCGGACTACCGCCCCGAGTTCAAGTGGGCCTTGCGAAAATCAACAACTCTCAAGGCGATACTGAAAGTGCGCGACTGGATCCGCGGCCAACGGGTGCCGGTGGTGGCTTTGCGCGACCCGGATGAACCGGACTCGGATCGACTGCTGACCAAATTCGGATTCGTGCCCGATGACGGCACGGACGGAGGACTGTACAGATGGCATTCTTAGCAGCGGCGTTTCCGGCCCTGATGTCGGCGATGGGTGCCGGCGCGGGCGCTGCGGCGGGGGCAGGCACTGCAGCAGCGGCAGGCACTGCAGCAGCGGCAGGCACTGCAGCAGCGGCGGGTACGGCGGCCACCGGGACCGCCGCCAGCATCGCCGCGGCTAACACAGCCGCTCTTGCCGCTACGGCCGCGCCTGCTGCGGCCACGGCGTCGCTCAGTACAGCCGGCATGACCCTCGGGACCAAGCTTGCGCTCGGTTCCACGCTGCTCTCCGGCGGCACGGGGGCCCTTGCCGCGGACAAGCAAGGGCGTGCGGCAGCGGCGGCGGCCAAGGCCCAGGCCAAGGGCGAGGCCGCGGCGGCCTCCCAGGAAGCGGCCGAGGATCGCCGGCAGGCGCGCTACGCGGCCTCGAGGGCGCAGGCGGTGGCCGCGGCCTCGGGGGCCGGCGGCGTGGGGGCGATCAACAAGATCGCCGAAATCGAGGGTGAGGGCGAGTACCGCGCCCTGATGCGTCTGCACAACGGCGGCCAGCGCGCCAACATCGCGATGTCGCAAGCGCGCGCCGCCCGGGACGAGGGCCGCATGGGTGCGGTCAGTTCGCTGATGAAGGCCGGCTCGACAATGCTCAATACGGACGCCGATATTGACTGGCTCGAGAAGTACGCCTGATGGCACGCATACCTGACGCGATGTCTTTCGGCCGACGGCCGACGTCCGAGGCCATGCCCGCCCCGGCGGTGAGCCGCGGCGGATTGATCCTGGCCGACGCTGTGCAGGACACGGCTCGTGCTGTGACGCGCGCGGGCGCGCTGCACGATCGTCGCGAGGACCGGTTCGCGTACGCCAAAGCGAAGTCGACGCTGCTGCAGGCCGACATCGACGCGCGGCGCGAGCTCGAGAACGATCCCGACTACGGGACGTACGAGACCCGCTACCGGGAGAAAATGGCAAAGGCGCGCGAGGCGGCGACCGGCCTGATCCGCTCGCAGCGCGATCGTGCGCTTTTTGACGAGGACGCCAAGCTCGACGTCGAGCGTGGTTCGTTCGACATCTCCCGACAGGCGTGGGCGCGCGAGGTGGATGTCGAGCGCGGTAACCTCGACGCACTGCTCGAGAAGAATCGCGCGGCAGCGCTCAACGCCAAGGATGAGGCGACCCGCGCGGCGCTGGTCGAGGCAGCCGGCGAACTGATCGAAGGGGCTCGCCAGAAGACTTACCTGAACGAGCAGGAAGCCACCAACCTGCAGCAGAAGTGGACTGCCGATTACGGCAAGGGTTTCGTGCTGATGCAGCCGGTCGACGAGCAGATCCGACTGCTGTCGAAGCCCAAGGGCACGGTCGCCGACTTCATCGACCCGGCCGATCGCGCGGTCATGCTCGAGCGCGCGACCAAGGAGAAGGAGCAGGAGGAGCGCGCCCGGGCGCAGGAAGAGCGCTCGCGGATCCAGCAATCCCGCTCGGATGCTGAGTGGGCGCAGCGGCAGAACGCGGACGCGGCGTGGAAGATGGTGGCCGAGGGCAAGACTGTCGCCGAGATCCAGCGCACGGCGCCAGGCGTGTGGCGCGGTATGGACGGCCGTGATCAGGTCGCGCTGCTGAACGACGAGAAGACCCGCGTGAACGGCAACCAGACTGCCACCGACTGGAATCTGTATTTTGAACTGATTGCAAAAGCCAAGACAGATGAGGGTCGCGCGGAACTGAATAAGACTTTGCCGAACTACTATGACCGTCTTGCGCCGGCGCAGCGGCTCGACATGATCTCTCGCATTGCGGCCAAACCCGGCAGTGCGGACGATTTGGATGCACTGACGTTGGACCAGCAAGTATCGGATGCCATGCCCGGCGCGAAGCCGAAAGAGCGCGGCCCGTTCCGCACGGCGGTGGGCACGGCGGTCGAAGCGGAGTCCCGGCGCATCGGTCGCAAACTCACCCAGCCCGAGCGTCAGCAGATCATCGACCAGATGGTGCTGGAGGGCGGAAATCCTGGCGATTGGCGCAACAAGGAATTCTACAAGGTGGCCGGCACGCCCGAGGCCGACACGTTCGTGCCCGAAGGCTATGAGCAGATCACGCCGGAAGAACTCAAGTTGATCGCAGAAGCACTCACGCAGACGGGCCGCAAGGTGACGCCGGTCACGGTGTACGCAACGTGGAAGGCGGCCGGGGGCGGCAAGTGACGAATCCGTACCTGTCAGCCGTCGAGCAGTTGCCGGGCGGCACGCCCGCGGTCAATGACAACCGCTACCTTGAGGTGCTGCGTCAACAGGATGCAGGCGACAGTGCGGTGCTGCGTGCGAGCGTTTCCTCGGCGCTCACGGTCAACCCCGATCAGTACGCCAAGGCCCGCTCGCTCAGTGCCGAGACCGGCCTGCCGGCGGACCTCGTGTCGCGCAACCTCGAGCAGGTTGACCGCCAGGCAACGGCCAACCGATACGAGCAGTTGCTGCGCGACAGCCCGGGCCTTGCCCGGCAGATGCAGAACCCAGAGTTCGCCAAGGTCGCGCACGACGATCTCGATACGTTGAGCGGGATCGAGCGGACGATCAAGTCGCTGGCCGGCGGCACGTTCCGTCTGGCCGGCGGATTCTGGGCGCTGCCGGAAATCGCCGGCCGGGCGGTCAACAACTACATGCCGGGCGGTGAGGGTGAAGACCTCGACCCGATTACTCAGTACTTTGTCGATGCGCGTCGCGCGGCCACCGGCACGGCCGACCAGTTCGCCAAGGAATCCAGGCAGGGCGCTGGGTTCGTCGAGTCGTCGATCTATTCAGGCGTCGAATCACTGGCGATGAACGTGCCGGCACTGGTCGCCGGTGTGCTGACGAAGAACCCGCAAGTGGCGCTCGCCATGCTCACGAGCAGCGTGGGTGGCGGCGAGACCGCGCGCGCGATCGATGCCGGCAAGAGCCTCGAGGACGCAGTCGTCTACGGTATGTCGCAGGCGGCGATCGAGTACGCCACTGAGCAACTTCCGGTCTTGAAGTTGTTCGACGACCTCGCGAACGACACCGGCTTTCTGCGGATGCTGACGGGCAACCTGTGGCGCGAGAACGTCACCGAGCAGGCCGCCACCGCACTGCAGGATCTCAACGAGTGGGCGGTACTCAACCCCGAAAAACCGTTCGTTGACTATCTGCGCGAGCGGCCGGAAGCGGCACTTGCCACGGCGATCGCCACCACGGTCGCCTCGGGCGGCCAGGTCTCGGCGACGTTTGCAGCCGACAAGGGCATGCGCGCCATCGAGCAGCGCCAGTACGAAGCGGCCGTTGCCGAGCGCACCAAGGCGATCGGCGAACGACTCGTTGAACTGGGCAACCAGTCGAAGCTGGTGCAGCGCGACCCTGGCGCGTTCGAGCAGGCGGTGGCCGCTGCGGCCGAAGACGGTGATGTCACCGACGTCTACATCGACGCGGTGAAGTTCGGCGAGTTGTACCAGGACTCGCTGCCGGCGGTGCTCGAGGAAGTCGGCGTCACGCAGGAAGAGTACGCGCAGGCCGCGGCGACGGGCGGCGACCTGAAGGTGGCGATCCCGAAGTTCGCCGCGCGGCTCGCGACCAAGCCCGAGGCCAAGCAACTTCTCGACCACATCAAGTTCAGCGAAGACGGTTACACGCCCGCGCAGGCCAAGGAAGAGCAGAAGAACCTCGAGTCCGAAATGGCGACCGAGGCCGAGCGCATCATCGGCGAGCAGGCCGACCAGGAAGTCTGGCGGCAGTCGGCCGAAGTGGTGAAGCAGGACGTGCGCGCGAAGATCGGGCAGGCCTCCGGGTTCCGCGCCGACGTCAACGACTCCTACTCGACGCTGGTCGCGAACTTCTACACGACGCTCGCCGGCCGTCTCGGCACCACGCCCGAGGAGGCCTACCGCCAGTACGGGTTCAATGTCGCGAACCGCCAGTTGCCGGGGATCGTGCTCGATCAGGAAGTCGACGAGACCGAGGCCCTGCGCCAAGGCTACTTCACCGTCGAGCGCGACGACGAGACCGCGCGCGTCGAGATGAAGCAGCAGCCCGACGGCAAGTACGCTTGGGCGGTCACGATGCCAGACGGCCGCGAACTCGGCACGTATGAAGACGTGCCGACCGCAGCCCGCGCCGCCCAGCGCGAGCTCGGGCCGGGGGCGGTGTTCAATCAGGGGGCGGTCGGCGAATGGCTGAACTGGACGCCCGAGCGGGCCAAGGACGGCAAGATCAAGGGTGCCCCGGAGTGGGTGAAGACTGACGCCGATCTGGCGAAGATGCTGCGTCAGGTGCGCAAGCTCGTGATGGAAGGCGAGGCGGGCCGCTACTGGTACGAGTTCTCGACCGAGTCGATCCTGAAGATCGTCGACGGCGACGTGGTCGAGGCCGAGAAGTTCATCCAGTTGCTCGCGATCTATTCGGCGCACACCGCGCTGATGCCGAACACGATGGCGGCCGTGCGGGTCTATACGCAGTGGAAGAACGGCGCCAAGCGCGAGGACATCCATGCCGCGACCGGCGAGCAGGACGAGAAGGCGCGCAAGGTGCTCTTCGACAACGTGCCGTTCGAGGGCCGCAAGACCTCCTCTTTCTACACCAACCTGATGCACGACCTCGTGGCGAAATCCACGCCCGAGGACATCGCCAAACTGCAACTGCCGGCCGATCTCAACGCCAAGCTGCACAATGCCGTCACCTCGGACCTGTGGGTGTTCCGCGCATTCGGCTACGAGAATGCCGCGGCCTCCGACGATGTGGCCGGCGGCACCGGGCGCTATACGTTCACCGAGAACTACCTGCGGCAGATTGCCGATCAGATGAACCGCAACCTCGCCCCAGGGCAGGCGCCGTGGAAACCCCATCAGGTGCAGGCTGCGCTGTGGACCGCGATCAAGGCGCGATTTGAAGTGCCGGCGGTGAAGACCAAGACAATTGCCGAATCGGTGAAGGCGGGGCACTCCAGCTACGCGCCCGACAAGAAGGGCGTGGTGAAGTGGCAGGCCCCGACCACGGCGGCTGGCAAGCGTGCGCACGACCAGATCTGGTTGAAGAACGCACTCAAGGCCACGCCCGCCGACGTCATCAAGTCGGTCGAGAATGCCAAGTCGAGCTTCGGCGACACGCTCATGAGGATGACTCAGGTCGTGACCTGGGAGGCAATTCCCAGCACCAAGCTGGGGGCCGCGGTGAACGGATTGTCGGCGGTCGAGCGGACAGCGTTCACGGCCGAGGCCCTGCGCCTGATCGTGGACGAGACCGGCAACGATCTACTCGCCGAGAAGATCGGCGTGGCGCTCAACTGGGCCATGCTCGGCCACGGCGGCTACGCGGGCGAGATCAACCCGAACGTCATCTCGAACCTGCTGCCGACCAAGCCGAGCGGCGAATTCAGCAAGGCCGAGGTCGAACTCTACGCCCGGGCGATCCAGTACATCTTCCGCCAGGACGCGGTGCCGTACTTCCGCGCCGACCCCAAGGCTGAGTTCGGGTTCGAGTTTGCGGTCTACGACACCGAGTCTGGTCGGGTTGCGCATCGTGCGGACAGCCTGGCAGAAGCGCAGGCGTACGCCGCCACCAATAGCGAGGGTGATGTCGAGTTTGACATCCAGCGCAAGACGGTCGAGGGCGGCGTAGTCTACGACGTCGTGCATCCCGTTTCGGGCAGGGTGCTGCAGTCCTACAAGAGCAAACCGACCAAGGCCAAATCGCAGGACGCCGTCGACGCCGAGGTGTCCGCCAAGGCCAAGGCCTGGGCCAAGGCCCGGTCGGAGAAGGGCGCGAAGTACGCCGTCCGCGGCGGCAACTACGCCCGCGGCGTGAAATTCCTCTTTGCCCAGCCCCTCACCGAGCGGGTCGAACGGGACTTTTTCGGCCTATTGCAGAAATATCTTGGCCCCGACGCCGGGTATAGTAAAATCGGGGAGCGTGAGATTGCCGTCATCAACTTCCGCGATGACGACAGTCGGTTGCCTTTTGTCGATGACAATGACTTCGCGAAAGCGTTAGTCGCTCTGGAGCAGGAACATGGACAAGCCCTCGGCATCGAAGCCTTCGTCAAGTTCGGCAGCGAAGGCCGCTACGGCCCCGTCCATGACTGGGGTGCCGACCCGCAAGGACTGGCTCTCCTTGATACCGGACGCCTCGCCGGAAGATCCGATCTACAGTCGTGGGTACGTGATCGGCATGAAGCGTTCGGCAAACTCCTCGAGCACTGGTCAGGTGACGAACTCAAGGTCCGACAGCAAGAAGTAACCTCGGCCGGCGAACTGTTTCAGGGTGGAGCGAATCCTGCTATCGCTGAAGTCCGCGAGGCGCTTCGCAAGTACGAGAAATCCGACGACATCCAGACGGTCAATGACCTGGCTGACGACCTCGAGCAAATTGAGGATTTGCCGTCAGATTTGGCTGACGCGCTGAACGATTATCGCGATGCAATACAGCAGGACTACGACGAGTGGGGCGGGCGCGATGACGCCGACGCTTATGAGGAAGCCCTGCTCAAGGCGGTCGAGAAATATCGCAATGGGCAAGCCGGCGAGCTAAACCAGTCCTCTGCCGACCCCCGTCTCGCCGGTACCAAAGCTGTCGATGCGCAGGGCACCCCGCGGCGCGTGTTCCACGGCGGCGGGCAGGAAATCCAGAAGTTCACCACCGAGGGGGCCGAGAACTCGCCTGTGGGCGGTGCGATCGATGGTGCGTTCTTTTTCTCAGACAGTCCAGAGAATGCCTCGGGCTACGCCGAGGACAAAGGGACGACTCGCTGGAAGATCGTCACGCGCTCGGGACGGGAAATTGAAGGCGGGTTTGAATCCAGGGAAGAGGCTAAAGCGTTTCAGGATGCCGAGGTTGGAGTTCGGTCCCGCATCGTCAAGGATGATCAGGCCCCGGTTGTTTACCCGGTCTACCTGAATCTGCAGAACCCGATCATCATTGACGCAGGCGGCGCGAACTGGTCAAGCGTCCCGATCCCAGAGGACGTGCAAAAAGCGCTCGGTATCGAGCCGCGGGTCCGATCGAACCGATTGGTCGCACGGGCAAAAGCCGAGGGCTACGACGGCGTCATCATCCGCAACGTGATCGACACAACGGGTGCGTACGAAAAACCGCAGACCACCTACGTGGTGTTCGACGGCAAGCAAGTTGTGTCGGCGGTGTCAAATGAAACCCTCGGCCAACCCAACCGCGGCGCGTTCAATCCCAGCACGCGCACCATCACGCTGCTCGCGGATGCGGATCTCAGCACGTTCCTCCACGAGTTCGGTCATTTCCAACTGGAGATTCTCGCCGAGATCGCCGGCCAGCCGAACGCGCCGGCGGCGATCGTCGAGGACGTGAACGCATTGCTGAAGTGGTTCGGGGTCGCGGACCTCGCGACCTGGAACGCCATGTCGCTCGAGGAGAAGCGCCCGCACCACGAGACCTTCGCGCGCGGCTTCGAGGCGTACCTGTTCCACGGCGAGTCGCCGAATGCCGAACTGCACGGGATCTTCGCGCGCTTCCGCTCGTGGTTGCTGAATCTCTACAAGTCACTGAAGTCGCTCAACGTCAAACTCACGCCCGAGGTTACCGCGGTCTTCGACCGCATGCTCGCGAGCGAGGAATCGATCAAGGCGGCGCAGGCGACGGCCGGGTTCCGTGCGGTGTTCCAGTCGGCCGAAGAGGCCGGCATGAGCGAGGCCGAGTGGGCCGCGTACCAGGCCCTCGGCCAGCAGTCGACCGAGGACGCCGCGCGCGATCTCGAGCGCAAGAGCCTCAAGGACATGCAGTGGCTCGCGAACGCCAAGGCGCGCGAACTGAAGAAACTGCAGCAAAAGCACGACGCCCTGCGCAAGGGTGTTGAGGCCGAGGTGCGCAACGAGGTACTCGCGCAGCCCGTCTACGCGCTCATGCACTTCCTGCGCACGGGCCAGATCCCAGATAACTTCCCGCTCGGTCGTGCCCAGCAGAAGGTCGCGCTCGAGGCCGGCCTCGTCGGCAACAAGCTCTCCCTCACTGATCTACGAGCCGAACTGGGCGAGAGCCCGGCCGCGCCCTGGCGCTACCTGTCCTCGGCCTACACCGCCAAGGAAGGCCTGCCGCCGCAGATGGCCGCGGAGATCTTCGGATTCACCTCGGTCGACCACATGGTCAAGGCGATGATCGAGGCCGAGCCGATCGACTCGGTGGTCGAGGGACTGACCGACAAGCGCATGCTCGAGGAGCACGGCGAACTGTCCGACCCGAAGGCCGTCGAGCGGGCGGCCGAGGCGGCGATCCACAACCAGGCCCGCGCCAAGTTCATCGCCGCCGAACTCGAGGCGCTGCAGAAAGCGCTCGAGGCCAAGGCCCCCGCTGGCACCGACAAGCGCGGCCGGCGGCGCTCGGTCAACCTGCTGGTCAAGGCAGCCAAGGATTACGCCGAGGCCGCCGTCGCGCGCATGAGCGTGCGTGACGCGCGCTCGCCGCACCGGTACGCGGTGGCCGAGGGCAAGGCTGCGCGCGCAGCGGAGAAGGCCGTGCGCGCCGGCAAGCTGGCCGAGGCGGCGATGGCGAAGCGCAGCGAAATGCTGTCGCATGCCCTGTTCAGGGCGACCGCCAAGGCGGGCGAGGAGGTCGACAAGACCCTCGAGTACTTCAAGAAGTTCCTGAACAAGGGTTCCCGCGAGTCGATCGACCCGGAGTATCTCGAGCAGATCGACTCGATCCTCGAGGGTCTCGACCTGCGGCAGGCCTCGGCGAAGGAACTCGAGAAGCGCAAGAGCCTAGCCGAGTGGATCGCCGCGCAGCAGGAACTCGGCATCGAGCCGGTCCTCGACCCCGCGCTGGTCGATGCCACCAAGCGCACGCACTTCTCGCAACTCACCGTCGAGCAGATGCGCGGCCTGCGCGATGCGATCAAGAACATCGAGCACCTCGGCCGGCTGAAGAAGAAACTGCTCACCGCCAAGGACCAGCGCGAGTTTGATGCGATCGTCGACGGGCTGGTCGATTCGATCGAGAAGCACGCCGCCGGCCGTGAGGTGAACAACCGCACCGGCACGACGGCGGGCGACCGGGCCGTGCGCCTGTTCAAGGGGTTCTTCGCCAGCCACCGCAAGATGGCGAGCCTCGCGCGCCAGATGGACGGCTCGCAGGACGGCGGCGCGATGTGGGAATCGTTCATCCGATCGATGAACGAGGCCGGCGATCGCGAGACCACGATGCGCGAGCAGGCCACCACCAAGCTCGTCGAACTGGTAAAAATGCTCAAGGGCGGCGAGCGGATGGGCGGTAACATCTTCGGCCACGGCCAGCGCATCGATGCCGTCAACCGCTCGATGAACCGCGAGCAGCGCATCGCCGTGGCACTCAACGTCGGCAACGCCGGCAACCGCCAACGCCTGATGTCGGGCGAGAACTGGAGCGAGTCCCAGTTGCAGGCCGTGCTCGACACGCTCACTCAGGAAGACTGGAACTTCGTGCAGTCGGTGTGGGACCTGTTCGAGTCCTACCGGCCGTTGATCGCCGAAAAGGAAAAGCGCGTCAACGGCGTCGAGCCCGAGTGGATCGAGCCGACTCCGGTGACGACCAAGTTCGGCGAACTGCGCGGCGGCTACTACCCGATCAAGTACGATCCGCGCGCGAGCGGCCGAGCCGAAGAGCACGCCGACGCCGAGGAAGCGCGCTCGATGCTGCGCGCCGCCTATACCTCGGCGACCACGCGTCGCAGCTTCACCAAGCACCGCGCCGAGGAGGTCGTCGAGCGACCCCTGATGCTGTCGCTCGACGGCATCTATCAGGGCCTGAACGAAGTCATCCACGACCTGTCCTGGCACGAGTGGTTGATCGACGCCACCCGCCTGCTCAAGAACAAGCGTCTCAACAACGCCATGCGCACGGCGTGGGGCGCGGACGTCGTGCAGCAGTTCAAGAGGGCGATGGAGGACATCGGCCGCGGCGATGCTGGCGCGCAGGGATCTTTCGAGCATCTCCTGAATCACATCCGCATCGGCTCGACCGTGGTCGGCCTCGGCTGGAACGTGACCACATCGCTACTGCAGCCGCTCGGCCTGTCGCAGTCGATCGTACGCATCGGCGGCAAGTGGGTCATGCGCGGCCTGATGCGCTGGGTCCACGAGCCGCGCGCCGCGCTCACCGAGATCTACGGCAAGTCGGAGTTCATGCGGGTCCGCGCCAAGACCATGCAGCGCGAAATCAACGAAGTGCGCAACCAGGTGGCGGACAAGTCGAAGTTCCGCAATGCCACCGAGGCGTCTTTCTTCCTGCTGATCACCAAGATGCAGTTGGTCGCCGACGTGCCGACTTGGCTCGGCGCGTACGAGAAGGCGATCGTGAACGGTGAGGCCGAGGACCGCGCGGTGGCGCTGGCCGACCAGGCCGTGATCGACTCGCAGGGTGGCGGCCAGATCAAGGATCTCGCCGAGATCCAGCGCGGCGGGCCAATGAAGAAGTTGTTCACCAACTTCTATTCGTACTTCAACGTGACCTACAACCTCGCCGCCGAGCGCGCCCGGGCGACCGAGTTCACGAAACCCGGGCAAGTCGGCGCGTTGGCGGTCGACTACCTGCTGCTGTTCATCGCGCCGGCGGTGCTGGGCACGCTCATCAAGGTGGCGATCTCTGGCGACGACGAGGACGAAGACGAACTCGCACGCCGCCTGATCGGCGAGCAGATCTCCTACCTCATGGGCACCTTCGTCGGCCTGCGCGAGGCTACCGGCTTCGCGCAGTACGTGACCGGTACGAAACTGTTCCCGACCACCTACGGCGGCCCGGCCGGCCTGCGGTTGCTCACCGAGCTCGAGAAACTCGGCAAGCAAATCGACCAGGGTGAGGTCGACATGCCGCTCATCCGTGCCGGCGCGAACGTGGCCGGCATTGTCCTGCACTTGCCGACCGGTCAGGTGATGCGCTCGGTCGAGGGTGCCGCGGCACTGATCGAGGGACAGACTGACAACCCGGCCGTCCTTGTGAGCGGCTATCGCTAATACCATGCCAATCGTCCACCCCACGCCCCGCCTCGAGCGGGGCGTTTCATTTCAGGAGACTTGAATGCCGAGCACGATGACGGATCGATTGTACGGGCTGTCGACGGCCGTCGCCGTGAAGGCACCGGTCAAGGCGGTGGCGGTCGCGCCCATCACGCTGTCGGGCGAACAGACAGTCAACGGGGTGGCGGTGGTCGACGGCGATCGTGTGCTGGTGACGGCGCAGGCCGACTCGACGACCAACGGCATCTATGATGTCGCGACCGGGACTTGGACACGCAGCGCCGACTTCGACGGCACGAACGACGTGGTCAAGGGAACGCTGGTCGTGAGCAATACCGGCACGACGATCTACTATCGCGTCACGACCGCCGACCCAATTTCGTTCGGCTCGAGCAGCATCACGTTCGAGGTGGTCTCTGGATCGGTGACTGCCGACAGCATCGGTGCGGCACTGTACGCCAGGACGGCGACAGAGATCGCCCAGTCGGTCACGCCACTCGATTATTCCTGGCCGCCCGGGGACGTCCGCAGGTACTACGACAACAACGGCGATTATGCCGATGCAATCACTGACGCGCTCAAGAGTGGCGAGGTCGTCCAACTGATCCCCAACGCCAACCACCCGACGAGTTCGCAGGTTTCCTACACCGGTTCCTGCATCATTCGTGGTAATGGCGCGACAATCGCGCCCGACTCAACCCACGCGGCGATCGTGATCAACCCTGGCGCGTCGGGCACTTCGACCACGCTTTCGGCAGATGGGCAGATCAATACTGCGAGCATCACGGTCGCGAGCGCGACTGGGTTTGCCGTGGGCGACCTGATCCGCCTCTCGTCCACGGCCGCGTGGCACTACAACCCCAGCGGCGAGAGCATGGTGAAGGGCGAACTGCACCGCATCCAGGCGATCAGCGGAACGACCTTCACGCTCGACTCGCCCCTGTACGACAACTACGACACGGCCACCGAGACCGTTACGGTTACGCGCCTCGCGCCGATCAATGTCGTCATCGAAGACCTGACGATCAGTTACGCGGCCAACACGCTCGCCGCCGGAATTGGCGTCTACAACGCCTCGGGCGCCCTGCGGAACGTCAAGGTGAAGAATGCCGCCACGCAAGGCATGTACCTCGAAAACTGCTACACGCTCAAAGTCACCAATGCCGACGTGCGCGGCTCGAACCGCACCTCGCTCGGCTACGGCCTCCAGATCAACGAGTCCTATGACGTGTGGGTGGACGACAGCTCGTTCAGCCATTGCCGCCGGGGCGTGGATTTCTCGGGCGACATCCCGACGCGCAAGTGCGGCATCGTCAACTGCTCCTATGACGGCACGGGCCTTGACACGGCCGGGGCCGCGTTGACTGGCGACAACTCCGGTTTCGGCTCCCATGAGTCCTGCGAGTTCGTCACGTTCGACAACTGCTTCGTGTCGCACGCGAAGAACGGGTTTATCGCCCGTGGCGCAAACATCACGATTGACGCTTGCGAGGGCATCGGGGACATCGCGCAGGCGTTTGTCACGCTGAACCGGGCGGCCAACGTGCGCGTCACCAACTGCCGCTATTCATCGGGCCTGCGCCCGCGCAAGACCTTGGACGTAGTGGCCTCGGATGACGATGAGCAGAAATGCCCGTGGTTCGTGTACATCGCAAACCCGGAGGCGTGGGATTCGACGGTGGGGCACTACATCCACGTTGCGGACAACCACGCCGAAGACCTGAAAAACGGGTTCATCAATTTTGCGATCACCACGGATTCTGGCGGAACGGCCATTACCGAGGTCAACGGACTCGCGTTGCTGAACAACCGCGTAACGCTGGTGGGCTCGACCGCGACAACGACCGTGCATGTGCTCGACAGTAGCAACAACACTTTCACGTTGAAGCGCTCCTACATCGCGGACAACGTCTTCCGCAACGACGCAACAACGCTCACGTTCGCGCACGCCGACATCACCCTCGACAGCACCGTGGTCATCAATCAGGTGACGCGCGGGGCGACCTCGGTGGCGGACAACGGCACGATCACCCACGGGCACCCCAAGACCCCGGCGGGCGTGCTGGTGACCACGAGCGTGGCGGATGAAACCGCTGCGGTTTCTGCCATCAGTGCCACCACGTTCACCGTCCAACTGACCAAGGCAAACGGCGACCCCGGCACGACGCAGACCGTCTACTGGCAAGCGTTCGGTTAATAAGGAAGAACACCAATGCCTCAGATTGACCTCGGGACCGGCATCGCGATCTTCGGCGGAGCGTTTGCAATGTGGGCGTGGGTGGTCGCCTGGGGCGTGGCAATCATGCGGCGCGAGTTGGAAGGGGTGAAGGGACAGATCAATAACTTCACCTCGCAGCAGAACCTGCACATCAACCAGACCGAGCGGCGGCTGACGATGCTGGAAACGGAGTTCCAGTTCATAAAAACCCATATGTATATCCGCCACCAGAGCCACGAAGAAGGCTGAGATGGCCTTCCAGTTCTCGCAGCGCTCCCTGAAGAACCTTCAGGGGGTTCACCCCGATTTGGTCCGCGTAGTCCACCGGGCGTTGGAACTGTCGCCGCTCGACTTCGTCGTCACCGAAGGGCTGCGGACGGTGGAGCGCCAGCGGGAACTGCTGGCGGCCGGGGCGAGCAGGACGATGAACAGCCGCCACATCACGGGCCACGCGATCGACTTCGCGGCGCTGGTGGGCGGCGAGGTGCGCTGGGACTGGCCCCTGTACCGGAAGATCGCGGACGCCTTCAAGCAGGCGGCGGCCGAGAAGGGCGTGGCGATTGTTGCCGGTGCCGACTGGGTGAAGTTCCGAGACGGTCCCCACATCGAACTTGACCGACGGGTGTACACATGAAAAAGCCCGACCCGTTCAACCTGATCCTGATCCTCACGCTCGCCGTCATTGCGCTGTGGGTGCTGACGTGAACTGGCGCAGCACGAAATTCCAGCAAGCGGCCTTCATCCAGATCACGGGCGCGATCGCCCTGTTCGCCGACAAGGTTGACGGTGGCACCTACGTGGCGCTGTCGAGCCTGGCGCTGACGATCTACGCCGTGGCCGACGTGGCGCAAAAGAGGATCGCCAATGGGTGAGGTCAAGGAGTTCCCACGGGCGGTCTGCCTCTACTGCGGCGGCGCCCCGCACCCGACCCAGCTCGCCTGCCCGCGCATCGCGCATCTCGTCATCAATGAGGATGGCTACGTCGAGGGGATCACCTTCCGGGACGACTTCTTCGATGAAGAAGAAAGCCCCCCCGCCGCATAGCTGGCCCGGCGATCCCGAGCCCGAATTCGACGACGAGGAAGACGATCAGGGCGTGGATGACCTCCCCGGCGCCCAACAAAAACCCCGGCAAGCCCGCCGGACGCGAAAGGTCAAACGTGCCCACGAAAGTGAGTGCTGACGAATTCGTTAAAGCGTGGGCGACCTACGGCGGTCGCCCGACCGAGATCGCCAAGGCGCTCGGGCTTGACCTCAGAAACGTGCTGTCCCGGCGCAACCGACTGGAGCGGCTGCACGGCATCTCGTTACCGACCACGGACGCCTACAACCGCGCCACCTCCCACAGCCCGCCCGCGCACTTCGAGCGTCGCAGGCGCTTCGAGGTACACGACGGCACGGTGATCGTGTTCTCCGACCCGCACTGGCTCCCCGATCACGATCAGGTCGGCCAGCAGGCGCTCGAAGCACTGGTCTCCCGCCTAAAGCCCAAGCTGATCGTCTGCGGTGGCGACGCCTTGGACGGCACGCAGATTTCCCGCTTCGACCCGACCCGTGGGCACCACAAGCAGTTCGGGCTGCGCGAGCAGCTCGACTGCATGGTGGAGCACTTCAACGCCATCCAGAAGGTCGCGGGCAAGGCGCAGTTTGCCTGGACGATCGGCAATCACGATCTGAGACTGAGCCGCTACGTGGCGGTGCAGGCCGAGCACCTGCTCGACATGCCCTTCACGCGACTGGAGGACTGGGCGCCCGCTTGGCCACTTTCGTGGACAGTTGAAGTGAACGCAGGCGGGCCGGGCATGACCGTGATCCGCCACCGAAATCAGGCCGGGATGCTTCACTTACAGGCGCAGAAGGCCGGCTGTCACTACGTGCATGGACACCTGCACCGGCTGAATATCCACCGCATGGCCACCTTCGCGGGCTGTAGATACAGCGTAGACACGGGGTCGCTGGCCGATCCCGATTCCGACGCCTTCGACTATGCCGAGGGCGGGCCGGATCACGCGCAAGGGTTTGCGGTGCTGACCTACAAGGACGGCCACCTGTTGCCCCCGGAGTTATGCGAGATCGTGCATGGGGTGGCGTACTTCAGGGGGGCGGCTGTGTGAACTGGCGCGTCCGTGGTCTAGACCTGAAATGTGGGCCATATCGCCTACAGTGCTGTCATTCGGTGGACGGCCGGGACCGATGGTTGCTCTGTTACCGCAACACGATAACGCGGGCATGGTCCGCGCCCCGGTGGCTCAGTTGGACCCGATCAGACGGGAGGCTTAGAGGCGGATGATGGACATTCCTTCAATCAACCTGGCGATTGCCTCGGAACTCCACGACGCCCTCGTCTGCCTGAAGCGCGCCCACGACAAGGCGCAGCACTTCATCGGCCCCGAGCGGCAGGCGCTGTTTCGGGAACTGATCGCGGCCGAGATGTCACTTTCGCGGGCGCTGGTGCTCG